GCCACTCGCATTTTTCTTTTTACGTTCAAGAATACCACGACCTTCTTTAACTACTTTTCCACCGAGTGTTTGTAATGCTTGTATTGTGTTATTGAACTGCATTATGAATTAGCTATTATTGGTGCAATACACAAATTGTTTTTATTGTTTACATCTACACTTATTGTAGCACTCCATCCAGTCAAAAGATTATTGAAACGTGCCGTAAATGGTTCGGCTGTTATTGGTAATTCTAAAACTACTTCACCGTCCACCCAGGATTGTGTTGTTAAACTATGCTTAAATTCCGCTACAACATCTTGCAATATATTTAGTGTTTCGCTATAACCATCTACCCTTCCTAATCTTTGTTTGTTTGGTGAATCACCAACTTCATCGTTTATCATATCCATTACAAAGATCGTAAAGTTATAAGTTAAGACACCTTGATTAATTACAACATTACCAGGCTCCGCGTATAGTATTACATAGTCAGTAGCACCCAATTTATTAATATCTACTTCGTCCATCATACCACTATGGAAACTATTTATTTCATAGTGTTTATCCGCTATTGTTTCTAAATATCCTACTACATTTCTAAAACTTATCATAGTTACTTTTTTGTGTATTATTATAATCCTGTGTATAAGCCAAATAAGTTAGAACTTGTAATATCGGTAATTCTGTTATTTTTTCAATGTCAAGTATTGAATTTGACAAAGAATAAATTACGTTGTACCAACCCCACTTACTTTGTAAGCTTACACCCTTTGTTGTTTCACCCGCACTTGTTCCAAATAATGCAGCGAAGTCTTGGCTAATCTTTCTCCTAAAGTCAAAAAAAAACCTAAAGAACTTAGTGCTATATTCATCGGACAATCCTTAAACAACTCTTCTTTAAATTCATCAGGGTTGTATGGTTCAATTGCATACCTATCATTAACCTTATTTGTAACCTTTCTATATAATATACTCATTATAATATGTAGGTTTTCAATTGGGTTTTTACAATAGCTTTCCAAATCTATATACTCACCTGTTGTCAATTTATTTAAATTCGGAACAAATCCAAATTCAATATCTGAAAAAGTAAACACCTTTACAAAATCTTCTTCTTTTGGTTCGGTATCAATCATACCTTTAATTATGTTCATTATTTCTAACAGATCCGTGTATGCCATTTTCTTAACTACAAACGGACTTGTATTACATAACAACGCCAAACTCCTTATAACCTTATTTTTCTCACTCGCTTTACTCTCTTGTATTTTAACGTATTCTTGATATATTCCTATTGTTATATCAGACCACTCGTTAGGTATTCTTAATTTAACCTCTTTCATTACTTATAAATATAAATTGTTACTATTTGTTTTTACGATATATAATACTTACCACTATATGAAACCATTAACTTGTTTAATGCTACATAACGAACACTATCAATCGCATGGTTAAAAGCGTCAATTGGTTTATTTGTTATCTCGTTGTTTTTGTTCTTTATCCACTTATAGTTGCGGAACTCCTTAATTGCGTTTACACTACGTTTAGTTATGTTTAGTTTATGTCGTTTTAAAACATCTATTCCTATCCTAATACTATCCGCACCTTTCTTTGTTGGTTTGATATTAATACCACCCATTCTAAAGATCTCTTCAATACTCTTTGGCTCTGCACTATCCGCAAATATCTCTATATTTCTATCAATACCTAATTGTTTAATCTTGTATGCTATATCTTGATTTGTTAATCCTCTTTCATATAAGAGTTCATCAATATATAAATTAAGGTCGTGTTTATATACTTTTATTAAACTGGTTGGATCAGCAGTAAATCCGAAATCTAAACCTAAAGCAATTGGTTGTGCATTGTCAGGTATTTCGTCAATTATATTAAATATAGGGAAGATGGTTTCAGTCGCGACCCCCCGCTGACCTTCCGCAAAAACCCTATATAAATTTTCATCTACTTCTTTAAGTCTTTCAATTTCTTTTATTGTTGATTGTTCTAAAAATGGATTGTCCTTATACGTTGATATATAAAAGTCCACGTCGTCCCTGTCTGCATCTATTATTTGTGTATATAACCAGTGGTATTGTTCTGATGGGTTAAAGTCAATTATTATTTTAAATGTGGTTCTTAATGATAGTTGTATAAATTCGTCCATTGAAAACTCATTACACTCATTTAAAAAAAGTATTTCACGTTTACGACCTCTAACCCTTTGTGGTTGGTCAACTGAAATAAATTCAAAATAATTACCATATAAAGAATATAGATGATTTGATTTGTTGTGCAGTCTTTCGTCGTATAGATTTTCCCTTTTGAGTATGTCAAAGAAATCACGCATTGACGTACCTCTTAACGCTGGCATTGTTTTCCGTGCAATTGTAATATATAAACCCTTCCCTTTATTCTTGTATGCAAATTCTATTAATGCAAGTAGTATAGAATATGTCTTACCACTTCTTGTACCACCCTGCAAAACACAAATACGTTTAGTTGAGTTTTTTACGTCGTAATATGGTTTAGCCTGTTTCGTCATCGTCATTAATCCAAGATGGAGGTGAGGCACTAACATTTACATTTTGATCCGGTAACCCCTCAATACGATCTAAAATTTCTTTGATTGCTTTTAGTTTCTCATTGTTGTTACTATCCTTATGGAATGCTATTTGTATTAACATCTTAGCAATCGGACTGCCAAAGTCACCTAACCCACCCATATTTTTATCCTGTGTAGATAGTAATTCTTTTAATACTGTTGCAACATTTCTACGTCCTTTTGGTCTACCATTCTTTTTAGGTTGGTTTGTTGAACTAAATTGTGTTGCTTTATTTGGAAATTTATTCATAGCTCCGTTTTTAAACCGTTATAACTTTATTTTAACATTTAAGCCCCTTGCGTCTAATTCTTTAAATATCTCATTAGCTTTCTTTAAATCGTCTTCTATTATCGTTATAATATAATTGTCTTGTTCAGGTTCTTCTTCAATGTCTATTTTATCTATATTTAATCCAAGTTCTATTTCTTTAAAACCCCAATCTTTTAGTTCTTCTATTTCAAACTCATTTGCTAATATATCTAAATCAAATTCACCACCACTTTTATTAAGTCTTATATTTAATTCTCTTTCATCTTCTTTTGATAATTCTAAAACAACACAAGGAATTTTTATTATTTCTTTTGGTGAAACTTTTTCAACCGCTTCTTTTATTATTTTATAACGCTGATGACCTCCAATAATTGTAAAAGTGTTTTTGTTTTTATTGACAATTAAAGGATCGACAATTCCAAATTTTTCAATTGATTTTTTTAGGTCTTTATATTGCTTTGTACTTATCTGTCTAGGGTTGTACGTTGCTGGATTTAATTTATTTATTTGTATTTTTTCTACTTTCATTTAATCTTTTGTTTAAGTCTATTATCGCATGTACTTGATAGCATACGTTTTCCAGATGCTTTATTCTTGTGTACATATTAAAGGCGTTATCACTTTCACAGGCTAAATGACAACTCCTACAAACCGCTACAAGATTTTCTATATAATCATTTGTTACCTTATTTCTTGTTCTTCTTTCAAGGTGGTGAATATCTACGGCCGGACTGTTACACATCTCGCACGGAATATAATCACCTTCAGCATAGCCAAAGAAATTCATATATACTTTAGTATGTTTCTGCAACTTTCTTTTTTCTTTTTATTAGTTTCAAATCGTCTTTTAAAGATGATACTACAAATTTACCACCACAAAAATAACAACCTGTTTCTCTGTCTATTAAACTAACTCTAACACAACTACAACAGAACCTATATATTTTACTCATTTTTACAACTATTTATATAAACCTTTTTAAGCTTCGCTAATGTTTGCTGTACACAACTGCCACAACTTGACGTTTTCTTATTTGCATTAAATACTTTATTATACAACTTTACTAATATAGCTTGGTCTTTTCCTGTTATTGTTCCTTTTGTTCTGTCAATAACTTCTTCATATATCTTTTGTTCATCTTCAGTAAATTGTCGCACCTTATTATAAGGAAACATTTTATTTAATTTTTCTTTACGATCCGAACAGCCGCAATCATCACCAAGAACTTTTTTAGCCACCTTATCTATTCCTGTAGCCTTTAATGCCTTCTCTATACTATCACCAAGACCTTTACTTTTTGTCATCGTTTAAACCCTTTAAAATTTTCTTTTTTAACTCAACATTATCAATAATATCAAAGACCCTGTCAAGTATAGTATTTACGGCTTGTGTTATTATATTCATATAGTGTTGTTGTTCAGCTATAAAGAATTGTTTGCCCTTTTCATCTACAAAAGAAAATACTCGGTCGTTTTTGAAATCTGTACTTTTACATTTTTTTAATGCTCTTATAATTCTTGTCTTTTTCATCGTAATGCTAAAATAAAAATTAATACTATAATAATACCTATTACAAACATACATTTACTTACAAATTTTTCTGTTTTATCTCTCATTGATTAAATAATTTTTTACGTTTCTAATTGCTTTATATAATGTGTTCTTGTTTATCTTGGTCGCTCTTTGCATCTCGGATAAACTAAACCCTTCTTTATAATATATTCTAAATACTTCAGCATCGAACCAGTACAAGTCTTTTAATTTCTCTTCAATCCATTCTAATCTTTCTTCTACTTCTTCTTTCTTTTTTGTATTGTCTTTTGAAGTGTCAGGGCTTAAGCACTCTATTATTCTCGTTGTTTGATATTCGTAATACTTTTTATACTTGTAATAATATCTACTCGTTTTTGAATTGTATTGATTTAATATAACTCTAACAATATAAAAAGTCATTTGTTTCTTTTCTATTATTTCGTTGATCCTATCTTGGTCACATTTATATAACTCTTCAATCACAAAGTGTAATAAATCTTCTTGTTCTTTAACACCCGCTATTTTTAAACTTATTTCTTTAAGTCTATCATAGTTTTGTGTCAGGTATTTATTTAACATACTTTTATAACTGAAGGTATAAGTTCCTGTTTCATTAGGTTATATTCTACATCTGTAATTTTACTAATATCTATTTCACCTATATTACCAAATCGTTTATGTAGTTTATTATAAATATAATTTAATATACTTTCGTTTTCTTTTAAATCTCGTAAAATAAAATTTAATGTTGCGCCTGAATCAAATAAAATTATAAACAAATAGTTGTTAGTATCTGTGTAATCATTATATATATGTCCAGTCCTAGTAGTAAAAAAAGTTCTTTTAATTTTCATTTTCTAACACCTCTTTTATTATTGCAGCCATCAGATTAACGGTCATTGAATTACCCGCCTGTTTGTATAATTGTGAATCACTAACAACACGTTCAAAACTATCAGGAAAACCCTGCAACCTCAAACACTCCAAGGGCGTTAGTCTTCTTATCTTTCTACGTTTTATTATTGGTGTTGAAGATGTTGTTAAGCATGGTGACATTCTATTCTTTCTTATTCTCAAACCCATATCAGCACGCACATCTGCAATCCACTGCACACCATTTTTAATATAAGTAATAAAATCTTTAAAGGTAAAATCAATTTTTTTATTGTGTTTTTTATTGTATTGATGTATTTTATTTATTTGATGTTTTGTTAAATAATAAGTCTTATCAACTCTAACATCTAAAAATTTTTCTATTGGTTCTGTTATTTTAGTTTCAGGCCATTCAAAAGTATGAGTATCAGAAAAACCTACTATAAATATACGCTCCCTATTTTGTGGTATTCCATAATGTTTAGTATTTAATACTTTGTTATAAATAGTGTAATTTAAACCCTCTAACGAATCCATTATAGTTTTAAAGGTATTTCCCTTGTCGTGTCTTACTAAACCCTTTACGTTTTCTAAAATGAAGTATTTAGGGCGTTGTAACTTAATGTATTGAAACAAGTCAAAAAATAAAGTTCCTCGTGTATCATTAAACCCTTTTCTTTTACCAGCCACTGAAAACTTTCTCTCT